AGCACGTATTAGACTCTTTATTATATTTAACAGTTAGAACTTGTGAAAATATAAGTTTAAAAGTAGCTGATGTTATTGAAAACCCTTTAACAGAAAATGCTTTAACAAACGCTATAAGTACATTTAACACTAAAACTCTAGAGGAGTTAATGAATTTACAGTTGCATGATTTTGGTATTTACCTGGAGCTAGAACCAGAAGAGGAAGAAAAAGCTTTGTTAGAACAAAATATACAAGTAGCACTGCAAACGCAAGCAATAGCTTTATCTGATGCAATTGATATCAGGCAAATAAAAAATATAAAGTTAGCTAACCAATTCTTAAAGCTTAGGCAAACTCAAAAAATAAAAAGAGAGCAAGAACAACAGCAAGCTAATATTCAAGCACAAGCGCAGGCAAACGCTGAGGCATCTGAAAAAGCTGCAATGGCTGAGGTGCAAAAACAACAAGCACTCACTCAAGAGAAAGTAAGTATAGAGCAAGCTAAGTCTCAGTTTGAAATACAAAGAATGCAAACTGAAGCTCAAATAAAAAGAGAGTTAATGGCTGAAGAATTTAATTTCAATATGCAACTAGCTCAAGTAAGAGCAAATGCAGAAGGGAGTAAAGAAAAAGAAATTGAAGATAGAAAAGATAAAAGAATAAAAATGCAGGGATCCCAACAGTCTGAGTTAATACAACAAAGACAAACAGAAGGATTACCTAAAAACTTTGAATCATCAGGAAACGATGTGTTAGGCGGATTCGGAATAGAACAGTTCGGCCCTAGCTAATAAACAATTATTTAATTATATTATATTATGTCAGAAGTAAAACAAGAAGGGGATTTTAAAGTTAAATCCAAGAAAACAAGTCCTAAAAAATTAGGCAATCAATCTAATGAGCCTATAAAGGTTAACATAGATGAAGTAAAAGAACCAGTAGCTGAAGAAGTTGCTAAGGTGGTAATACCGGAAGTTAAAGAAGATGCAACTGAAGAACCTGTTGTAGTTGTAAATGATACACCCGAAGTTGAACAAGAAGATGGTATTATAGAAATTGTAGACGAAGAACCTGCTCAAGAGACTGAAGAAGTTATTGAACAACAACCTCAACCAGTAGCAGAACAAAGAGTACTACCTGAAAATATAGACAAACTTGTTACTTTTATGGAAGAGACAGGCGGATCAGTGGAAGACTACGTTAGGTTAAATGCAGACTACTCAAGTGTTGATGATAAAACATTATTAAAAGAATATTACAAACAAACAAAACCTTATTTAGAATCAGATGACGTTAGCCTACTATTAGAAGACTACGACTATGACGAAGACCTAGATGAGGAAATAGATATACGCAAAAAGAAACTTGCGTTTAAAGAAGAGGTTGCTAAAGCAAAAGGCTTTTTGGAAAACACCAAGAGTAAATATTACGACGAAATCAAGTTGAGACCCGGCGTTACTCAGGAACAACAAAAAGCAACAGAGTTTTTCAACCGATACAAAGAAGATCAGAAGATAGCTGAGCAACAGCATTCGGACTTTAAATCAAAAACAAATGATTACTTTACTAATGAATTCAAAGGTTTTGACTTCAATGTAGGTAAAAAGAAGTTTAGATATGGTTTACAAGATCCTAATAAAGTTGCAGAGAACCAATCAAGCATTAACAATTTCGTAGGAAAGTTTCTTGACGAAAGCGGTAATATAAAAGACACGAAAGGTTATCACAAAGCTATTTATATCGCTTCAAATGCTGACAAGATTATTAATCATTTTTATGAACAAGGAAGAACAGATGCTACTAAAGAAATAGTTAGCAATTCTAAAAATCCAAGTACAGAGCCAAGGCAAACTAGCTCTAGTGAGTTTGTAAACGGAATAAAAGTTAAGTCAATAAGCGGTTATGATTCTTCTAAACTTAGAATTAAAACAAAAAAATTTAACTAAAAAAATTAAAAAATTATGGCAAATGTAAGCCCAGCGTTTGGAAGCTTAATCCCAACGCAAAAAAAGCAAGCCTTAGAAGGCAATTATTTAAACTTTACTGATGGAACGAATGATTTCGCGCAGCAGTACTTACCAGAAATCTATGAAGCTGAAGTAGAGCGTTATGGAAACAGAACCTTAGGTGGTTTCTTAAGAATGGTAGGAGCTGAAATGCCAATGACTTCTGACCAAGTAGTATGGTCTGAGCAAAATAGATTACACATTTCTTACGAGAATGTAACAGGAGCTGTAACAGGTACCTCTCCATCTAAAGTATCTACTTTAACTATTCCTGTTGGAGGATCTGGAGCAACTCTTATTGAGAATGTTGTATCTCCTGGTTCTACTATTGTAGCAATAGATAGTGTTACTGGAGCTGAATTAAAATGTTATGTTGTTGCTTCTGGAGCAACTCCTGGTAGCGGATTAGCAGCTGGTGCATTAACTGTAGCGCCTTACTCACAAGAAGGAATAGATCAAAACGTAGGAACAGATATTGACTTAACGGTTAACCCTTTAAAAATATTTGTATACGGATCAGAATATGGAAAAGGAACTGGAGACAGTAACAGAATTTCTGTAACACCTTCTTTTGTTCAGTATTCTAATTCTCCTATCATTATTAAAGACAAGTACGCAATCAATGGATCTGACACTGCTCAGATTGGATGGGTTGAAGTAGCTACTGAGTCTGGTCAAGGAGGTTTCTTATGGTACTTAAAAGCTGAATCTGAAACAAGATTACGTTTTGAAGACTACCTAGAAATGTCTATGGTAGAAGGTGAATTGAAATCTGGAAGTTCAACTGTAACTGCTAAAGGTACTGAAGGTCTTTTCGCTGCTATTAAAGAGCGTGGAAATGTACTAGACGGATTTACTGCTGCTGCTGGATTAGCTGAGTTTGATTCAATTCTTAAAAACTTAGATACTCAAGGAGCTATTGAAGAAAATATGTTATTCTTAAACAGAGAAACTTCTTTAGACTTTGACGATATGTTAGCTGGTGTAGGATCTCCTGCTGCTGGATATCAAGGTGGTAGTTCTTTTGGTGTATTTGAAAACTCTGAAGAGATGGCATTAAACTTAGGTTTCTCAGGATTCAGAAGAGGTTCTTATGACTTCTATAAAACTGACTGGAAATACTTAAACGACGCATCTACTCGTGGAGGCGGAAAAAGTGGTATTGACGGTGTATTAGTACCTGCTGGAACTTCTACAGTTTACGATCAAATATTAGGGACTAACATCAGAAGACCTTTCTTACACGTAAGATATAGAGCTTCTCAAGCTGATGATAGAAGAATGAAAAACTGGATCACTGGATCTGTAGGTGGCGCTGCTACTTCTGATTTAGACGCAATGGAAGTTCACTTCTTATCTGAAAGATGTTTAGTAACTCAAGCTGCTAATAACTTCGTGTTATTCACAAGCTAGTAGCGATGAATTTTATGTAGTAGTTACCCTTGTTGAACTGACAAGGGTAATTATTACTCTTATTAAAAATTATTTAATTATATTATATTATGGCAGCAAATGCAAAAAAGCCTACAGCTAAAAAGCCTGTAGCAAATGAAGAAATAGTACAAGAGCAAGTGGTAATGACAGCTCCAAACAAACAAGAACCAGCAAAACCAAGTTGGGAAATAAAAGATAGAATGTATCTTGTAAAAGGTCAAGCACCTTTGACATATACTATATCTGCTAGACACAGTAGAAAAAACCCTTTATTATATTTTGATAAAGAAACAGGTGCACAAAGAGAAATCAGATATGCAACTAATCAAAACTCTCCTTTTATAGATGAGCAAAAAGGTGAAGCTACACTAGGACATATAATGTTTAAAGAAGGAATTTTATATGTTAAAAAAGAACAACAAAATTTACAAAAATTACTATCTTTATATCATCCGCTACTAAATAAAAAGTATTATGAACATAATCCGGTAGCTATAGCAGAGGATGAATTAGAAGATTTAGAGGTTCAAATAGATGCGATGATGGCTGCAAGAACTATGGATATTGATGATGCCGAAGCAATACTTCGCGTTGAGTTAGGGTCTAAAGTTTCAACCATGACAACTAAAGAATTAAAGAGAGATCTTTTACTGTTTGCAAAGAAAAATCCAGATTTATTTATGGAACTAGCAAATGATGACAATGTTCAATTAAGAAACATAGCTGTAAAAGCTTCTGAAATGGGTATTATTAAATTGTCACAGGATCAAAGAACATTCACTTGGGGATCGAACGGTAGAAAATTAATGACTGTACCTTTTGATGAAAATCCTTACTCTGCAATGGCAGCTTACTTTAAAACCGATGAAGGTGTAGAAGTTTATAGGTCAGTAGAGAAAAACTTAGAATAACGTGTAATAATAAAAAGTATAAGAGGTTATAATAGCATAGCCTCTTATATTAAACAAGCAAATTTAAAAATAAAAGAAAATGGCTATAGACATAAACAAGGTTTATAAAGCTGTTCTAGTTGTGCTGGAACAAGAAAAAAGAGGAGTGTTGACGCCTAACGAGTTCAACAAGATTGCTACTCAAGCGCAGCAAGAAATTTTTACTCAGTACTTTGATGATTTAAATCAATTGCTTGGAATGCCTCAAACCTCATTGGCTTATGCTGATAGGATGGCTTTGTTAGATGAAAAAATATCTATATTTAAAAAAAATGAAAACGTTGATTTAACTAACAACGTAGCTGTACCTACAGAATCTGTTCAAGAATTAGGTTCTGTTATATACAAAAGCCCTACCTTGGGAGTACCAGGTAGAGAGGCTCAAAGAATACAACAATACGAGCTATTTACAACTAATCAATCTCCTTTAACAGCTCCCACATCTTTCTACCCAGTATACATATACGAAGGAAATAAGATAACATTGTACCCAGATTCTATACCAGATGGTACCGGTGTTGTTCAATTGAATTACTTGCACTTTCCAGCAGATCCTAAATGGGGGTTTAATGTAGATACTGAATTAGGTCACTACATATATAATGAGTTAGATTCTCAAGACTTTCAGATACATAAATCAGATCAACCATTGTTGATAGATAAAATACTAGGGTATGCAGGTGTAATGACAAAAGATCAATTTGTTATGTCTTTAGCTAATAGTAAAGAACAACAAATAAACGTTAACGATCAAAAATAATAAAAAATGGCAAATACATTATCAACTAACGCTTTTATATCATTAAATGATATAATAAACAACTTTATAATATCATACACTGGACCTGGTAAACTTATCCCAGATTCTAAACGAACAGAAGTAATATTTCACGCTAGGCGTTGTCTACAAGAATTTGCTTACGAAACTTTGAAAAGTAAGTTTACAGTAGAAGCAAGTGTATTACCAGCCACCTACACTTTGCCTAATGATTTTGTAACTATAATTAATATAGAAGCAGATAACATAGATTTTGTTCAAGTCAAAGAGAATCCAGGTCAGGCAGAATATGCTATAGATTATAATACTAAAATTGTATCATTTAACAGTGGTAACGTAAATGATCCTGATTTTAAATTAACATACTTGTCAAATTCTCTTACAACAGATGAGAACGCCGCTATTCCAAAGTTAGCAGAAGAGGCTTTATATGCTTGCATGGTTTACGCTATATTAGCAAATAGAGAGAAAACAAATCCAAACTTACTACAAAGATTATTAATAGAAAAAATAGACAAATTAGAAAGATCAAAATCTAGATTAATTTTTACTAACTTTTCTGAATAAAAACATACCCGCATGGCAATAAATGTAGACAACGTGTATAAAACCGTTCTTTTAGTACTTAACCAAGAGCAACGAGGCTACATAACGCCTGATGAATTCAATAAAACAGCTACTCAAGTTCAGTTAGATATATTTGAA